TAGCGTACTTAGAAAGCAAAGCAGTAGCCGTGAGTGGTGATATGCTAAAGCAGGTTGCAACAATATCATCTAACAACGACTCAGATTTAGGGTCAATGATAGCTAAAGCTTTTGAAGACGTTGGAGAGAATGGTGTGGTAAGTATGGAAATATCTAATGACGAGGAAACATCTGTAGAGATTGTTGATGGTGCGTCACTAGACAAGGGCTTAAAAAATCATCACTTTATTAATAACAAGGAGAAAGGAGCTTGTGAGTTAAATAACCCACTGGTACTAATCGTAGAGAGCAAGATACCCAACGTAAGAAAGGTTCAAAGCATTCTTGAACACGTTATTAAAAACAAAAAAGAATTATTAATTATTGGGGACGCTGATGAACAACTAGTTACAGCAATCTCAATGAACGTATCAAAGGGGAACATTAAGGCAAACATTATTGATGCACCTGACTTTGGTATAAACAAGAAGCAAACGTTACAAGACTTCGCAGTTCTAACAGGAGCTACGGTAATAAACGAGGACCTTGGAGATGATATGGACCTGATTGATGTAAGTCACTTAGGGACTTGCTTAAAGTCAATAACAACATCTGACGAAACAATCATCCAAGTAGATGGAATGAGTGATGACGTTAAGGACTTAATCAAGCAGCTTAAAAAAGAATTAAAGACCACAAAGATTAACGGCAAGAAACACTTACTTGAGAAAAGACTTTCAAGACTTGGAGGCAAGGTTGGTGTAGTTAAAGTAGGGGCTAACTCGGAGGTTGAGTTAAAAGAAAAGGCTGACAGGGTTGAGGATTCAATCTGTGCTACTAAGGCAGCGATTAAAGAGGGTATACTTCCAGGTGGAGGAATTGCTCTACTCAACGCTAATAACAAGATTAAACCTAAGAACGTAGGGGAGGAGATATTGCTAAAGGCAATAAAAGCGCCGTTCCAAACAATAATGGACAACGCTGGTGTTAAGGCGGGGCTTGTGAACTCAGAAGAGGGTTTAGGAATCAACGTGATAACAGAGAAGATTGTTAATATGATTGAGGCTGGAATAGTTGACCCACTACTTGTTACGAAGAGTGCATTAAAGAATGCGGCATCTGTAGCTAATACGATACTAGCAACTGATTGTGTAATTAATAACTTAAGAGCATAATGAAGGCAGTAGGAAAGTATATGTTGATAGAGCCTGTAAAAGAAAAAGAGGTGTCTACAAAGGGTGGCTTAATCTTAGGAGAGAGTCATAGAGAAGATATAAGATACAGAGAGGCAAAAGTAAAAACCATAGGAACATTAGTTGAAGGAGTACAAGATGGTGACACTATTTACTACGATAGACACGCAGGTTTTGATATGGAGATTGATAAGATTATTTATAAGGTTATTAAAGAGTTTGACGTTGTTGTTGTTTTATGAAACGTTTGGAGGCCAATGATATAAAGAATTTAAGTCTACTAAAGCACTACCGCATTATCAGGCAGTGGGCTTGCAAAAACAATGGGCTTTCTAATGCAGATCTAGAGTTATTGATTTACCTAGACTGCACTGGTCTCTTTAACAGACTTGATTTTATTAATGGAACATATTCTTATAGCTGGGACACTAGAAGGTGGTCTAAGCTTAAAGATAACGGGTGGATAAGTTTGTTTGCTAAAAGAAATAGGACAACGACAAAAAGCAATGTGTACAAAGTTTCTTTTAAAGGCAAGCAACTAATAAGTAGAATGTATAGAATAATGTTGGGAGAGGAGGACATACCTACTAGCAAAAAAAGAAACAGCATAATGAAGGGAGAGAAATATTCCGACAAGGTCCTTAAAAGATCAATTAAAAACGTAAACAACGATAAAACAATATAACAATGGGATATAAAACAAAGTCCATGCTAAAGGCAGTTGGTCGTAACTATGAACCAAAGCAACAAATAATTCAAGGCACAAGACCTCAAGCTGGTGCTTACTCAAGAGGAAATAAAGATTTTTCTGCAGTAAAGTCAGCAATTAATATTCCTGATAGTTTTGAGGATGCAGCAACTGCTTTGGGAACAAAGATTGGAGAAAGAAAATTAACACAAACTAAGGAGGAAAAGGAAGAGGCTCGCAGAAAAAAAATAGAAAGGCAATCAGCACGTGCCAAAAAAAATGCTGACAGAAAATTTATTAAAGATAAAAGAGAGGGAGAGATTAAGTTCAATGAAAAAGTAAATGATTTATTTAAACGTCAAGCCACAGACAATCCAGTAGCTGAATCACTTTTGAATGATGGTGTAGATTTAACACAGGATTATGAAGTTTCTAGGGATATTTCTAAACAAACAATTAATCAACCTTGGAATAAAAATCCTTTTAATATGGCTGCCCCAGATGCTTTTGAAAAAGCCATGAAACGAAAAGCTAGATATAAAAAATAAAATTATGAAAGAGATGATAAATCAACTAGGTAAAGTAGGAATGGATGCAGCTCAGGATGTAGCTAACTCTTCAAGCATGATGCCAGCCGCTCCAACTGCACCAACACCTGTGCCAGTTGCAACAGCGCCTCCAGCAGTGACGCCAACACCAGTTGCAGACGTTGCAATACCACCTGTCTTAGATCCACTAGTTCAGGCCACAAATACTAATTTTCAACCAAAAACTCAGAATGCTGCCATAAATATGTATGGGGACGAAGCTTCTAGAGGTTATTAAAAATAGAACTATGAAAAGCAAGAACATGGTAAAGACAAAAAGAATGTACGCTCCAGAGCAAGGAGATAACACAATATGGGATGGTCCATTAAATATGGACGAAAGACCTAGAGGTTATGGATCAAGCAGCGGGTGCAAAGGTATTCAGCTTTTAGCTAAAAATATGCCAATGTACACTCCAGGTCCAATTACGGAAAAGGCAAAGGGCTCTGATGGCTTAGGCATGAACTAATGGGTTTAGGAGATTTGAAACTATACTTGGCTAACACTTTGGTCATGATGATTACTATGTCAGACATAGAGGTCATACTTAAAATACTTTTATTAATCGTGACTATAGGCTACACTACCTTTAAGTGGTTGTCTGTTGTTAAAAAATATAAGGATGGAGAAGATAAGTGAGCATATATCATACAAGGAGGGGGTTAGAAGTTCTACTGCTAAGAGATTAAGCATAGACAACACTCCTAACGAGTTTGATTTGAAGAAAATGAAGTCTATATCCAAAAATATATTTGAGCCTCTTAGAAAGGCTGTAAATGGCCCTATACGCATTAATAGCTTCTTCAGGTGTAAACAACTAAATAGAGCTGTAGGTGGAAGTGGTACGTCTCAACACTGTAGAGGAGAAGCTTTTGACTTAGATGACTCTTACGGTCATATGTCAAACGCAGATATGTATAAGTTCATTAAAGATAACCTCAGTTTTGACCAAATGATATGGGAGTTTGGTGACGATGAAAACCCTGATTGGATTCACGTTTCTTATGTATCAGAAGATAAGAATAGAAACATGTGTTTAAGAGCTTTAAAAGAAAATGGTAGAACTGTTTATATTGTAATATAATGGCAAAGAAAGTAAGTAAGAAAGATATGGCTTGCAATAAGCCTAAAAGAACGTCTGGACACCCTAAGAAGTCACACATCGTGAAGGCTTGTGAAGGCGGAAAGGAAAAACTAATTAGGTTTGGTCAGCAAGGTGCTAGTACGGCAGGTAAGCCGAAAGCTGGTGAGTCTGCTAAGATGAAAGCTAAAAGAAAAAGCTTTAAGGCTAGACACAGAAAAAATATAGCTAAAGGTAAGATGTCCGCTGCATATTGGGCTGACAAAGTTAAGTGGTAAACAATAAACATATATAAAGATGAAAGATAAAAGTATGATTAATATGGCAGGAACATCTATGGGTTCTTATGACAAGCCAATGATGAAAGGTGGGTACGATAAGCCGATGATGAAAGGAAGTGGACTAATGATGAAGTGTGGTTGCCAAATAGGTAAGCATATGGGTGGTAGAGGTATTGCAATGATGGGTAAAAAATCTTGTGGTAAGTAATGGCGTTTAAGCTATCTAACCCACCATATAAGAACGAACCTACCCCAGTCTATCAAGCAGACTTGGGGGAGGGTGTTCTTGGTCAGAGTAACAACAACGGCACTATTGTAATAAATGAGAACCTAGACCCTAAGTTCCACAAGGAAGTTATTAGGCACGAGGAGGTTCACATTAATCAAATGGCTAGAGGTGACTTAGATTATGACGACAAGAACATTTACTGGAAGGGAAAGGCTTACTCAAAGAATAACGCTAAGATAGCTATGGCTAGTCCTGCAAACTCTCCTTGGGAAAAAGAAGCCTACAGTAAGTCTAAGACTAAATATAAAGATAAAAAATACAATGTCTAAAAAATTCAAAGATACAAAGCTAGGTGCATTTCTAGGTAATGCCGCACCACACATACTAGACGTAGCTGGAGACTTATTACCAGATGCTGGTGTGTTGGGTATGGTAAAGAACCTAATTGAAAAAGATGACAAGATTGACCCCGAAGTCAAGAAGGTTGCTTTAGCAAAAACAAAAGAGATGTACGAGCTAGAAATTAAAGACAGGGATTCGGCAAGAAGTAGAGAAGTTGAAGTAAAGAAGACAGGTAGTAAAGACATTATGATGATGCTTACAGGAATTGTAGGGCTAGTGTCATTCCTATTTATAATATACGCAGTAGTTTACGAGGAGGGTGTTTTACACAACGAACTGTTTGTTCACTTGATGGGTATGGTAGAAGGAGTAGTAATATCTAACATTTTTGCATACTATTACGGGTCATCAGCAGAAAAATAAAAAAACATACGTAATAATAATAAGTAAGTAATAAAATTAAATTTAATATAATGAGAATAACAGATGAAGAGCTAGAGCTCATCAGGAAGCAGCAAACAAAGATTGCTCAGATCAAACAGGACATTGGAACACTAGAGCTTAGAAAGCACGAGGTTATGGGTGTGATGCTTGATGTAAATCAAGAAGTAGAAGAAACAAAAACCAAGCTTGAAGAAAAGTATGGTCGTGTAAACATTAATCTTGATGACGGTACTTATACCGACGTTGAGGAAGAGGAGGCTAAGTAATGAGCGGTGTTGTAAGAAAAATCAGTATAGGTTCTGATTACAAAAATGACGCAATGCACTACTCTGTTGGACAACAAGTGTATGGTGGTCACGAAATATCTAATATTCTTCTTAATGAGAAAGATAGTTCTTACAACATCTATATAAAAAAAGGTGATGAAGTTCTTCCTTGGAAAAAGTTTAATAGCAATATGGCTATTTCAGTTGAGTACGACTTGCAGTATTAATGAAAAGTATTTACGATTTTATTATAAAACCCATAGAGGGTAGATATAATAATACTGTTAAGGTTGATGAGGTTGACCTCATAGTCAATACAAGAATTGAGGAATTTAAAAGTGTAAGTAAAGTTGCCGAGGTGGTGGCTTTACCATTAGCTATAGATACTAAAATAAAAGTTGGAGATAAGGTTATAGTACACCACAACGTATTCAGAAGATTTTATGACATTAGGGGCAACGAAAAAAACAGTAGAAGTTTTATTAAAGAAGATATGTATGCTTGTTCACCTGATCAAATATATATGTATGGAGCAAATAAGACTCATCTTGATTATTGTTTTGTAAAACCTTTAGTAAATTACGATATATTTTCTTTAGAATCAGAAAAGCCACTTATAGGAATATTAAAGTTTGGTAACAAAGGTTTGGTTGACCTTGGAATAAATGAAGAGGACTTAGTGTCTTTTAGACCAACGTCAGAATTTGAGTTTATCATTGATGGCGAACTATTATATTGTATGAAATTAATTAACATTGTTGCGAAACATGAACGTAAAGGAAACGAAGAAGAATATAATCCAAGCTGGGCAAAGAGCGGTTGAAGAGTTAATAAAAGTGGCTAAGGAGGCTATTGTTGATTCAGACGATGATTTAACAGCAGATAAATTAAAGAATGCTGCGGCAACTAAAAAACTAGCAATATTTGATGCTTTTGAAATATTAAATAGGATTGAGGAAGAAGAAGGACTTTTAGACGATAAGCCTAAAGACGAAAATAAAAAGAAAAGCGAGTTTAAAGGATTTGCTGAGGGTAGAGCTAAATTTAATTAGTATGTACGAACAAACTTTATATAAGGTTTTAGACAACTACATTAAGGCCTCTACAATTAAAAAGAACAACAGACACAAGAAGTGGAAGTATGGTTATGATGAAGATCATGACATGGTCATTATAAGTAAAACAGGCAAGATAGGAGAGATTTATGAAATACAAAATCTTAAAATAGCTTTACCTGCTGAGTTTGAAACTCACAACTTTAAAGACAAAAAGTGGTCTCATACCGAGTACCCAAAAGAATTAAATAGAATAAAAACAATTTTTGATTGGAAGGAGTACCCTGAAGATTTCAAAGAAAAATGGTACGATTATATTGAGAAAGAATTTGAAAGAAGAGAGCAGGGATTTTGGTTTAATAATAAGGGTAATCCTACTTATATCACTGGCTCTCATTATATGTACTTGCAATGGTCAAAGATTGACGTCGGTCAACCAGACTTTAGAGAATCAAACAGACTATTCTATATATTCTGGGAGGCCTGCAAAGCAGACACAAGATGTTTTGGAATGTGTTACCTTAAGAATAGACGGAGTGGATTCTCCTTTATGTCTTCAGGAGAGACAGTCAACCTTGCAACTATGTCTACCGACTCTAGATACGGAATACTTTCAAAGTCAGGACCAGATGCAAAAAAGATGTTTACCGACAAGGTCGTACCAATCTCGGTCAACTACCCGTTCTTCTTTAAGCCTATACAAGATGGTATGGACAGACCAAAAACGGAATTGGCGTATAGAGTACCAGCATCAAAGTTTACAAGAAGGAAGCTTGATTCTAATGAAAGTTCAGAGGATATCAAAGGACTGGATACTACGATTGACTGGAAAAATACAGGCGACAACTCCTATGATGGAGAAAAATTAAAGTTACTTGTACACGACGAGTCAGGTAAGTGGGAAAGACCTAGCAACATATTAAATAACTGGAGGGTTACAAAAACCTGTCTTAGGTTAGGTAGTCGGGTAATAGGTAAGTGTATGATGGGCTCAACATCTAACGCTTTAGACAAGGGAGGAGAAAACTTTAAAAAGTTATATTATGCGTCAGACGTTACAAGAAGAAACAGCAATGGACAGACTAGTTCAGGATTATATTCTTTGTTCATACCTATGGAATGGAACTACGAGGGATACATTGATTCTTATGGAATACCTGCGTTTGACACACCAAAAGAAAAAATAGAAGACCCTTATGGTATGACCATAAAACAAGGCGTTATTGAGTTTTGGGATAATGAAGTTGAGGGTCTAAAAGATGATCAAGACGGATTAAACGAATTTTATAGGCAGTTTCCAAGAACAGAGCAGCACGCTTTTAGAGATGAGGCTAAAGAGTCTTTGTTTAACTTGACAAAAATATACCAACAAATAGACCACAATGAGTCTATGTCCGCAAGTAGTCTTGTTACAAGAGGAAACTTTCAATGGGAAAATGGTATTAAGGACACGAAAGTTATATTTATGCCAAATAAAGATGGTAGATTTTATGTTTCGTGGATACCACCAATTGGCTTGCAAAATAGAATTATATCTAAGCAGGGAACAAACTATCCAGGCAATGAACACTTAGGGGCATTTGGGTGTGACAGCTACGATATATCAGGAACAGTAGATAGCAGAGGTTCTAATGGTGCTTTACATGGGCTAACAAAATTTAGCATGGAAGAGGCTCCAAGCAATCATTTCTTTTTAGAGTATATTGCTAGGCCTCAAACGGCAGAAATGTTTTTTGAGGATGTATTAATGGCGTGCGTGTTTTATGGTATGCCAATACTAGCGGAGAACAACAAGCCTAGACTATTGTATTATCTTAAAAACAGAGGGTATAGAGGGTATTCAATGAATAGACCTGATAAGAAGTACACTAAGCTGTCGGTAACAGAAAGAGAAATTGGTGGTATACCTAACTCAAGTCAAGATATTATTCAGGCGCATGCTGCAGCAATAGAAACATATATAGAAGAACTTGTTGGAGTTTTAGGTGATGATGAAATGGGGGACGTTTACTTTCAAAGAACGTTAGAAGACTGGGCAAGATTTAATATAAACAATAGAACAAAACACGATGCCTCTATTAGTTCAGGGCTGGCAATTATGGCCTGCAACAGAAATAGATACGCACCAGTTAACAAAGTGGTAAGAAAAAATATAAATCTAGGGTTTAAAAGATATGACAACTCTGGAAGTTATTCAAAAATAATAAATTAAATGAACGTAGGCGCAAATCCAAATAGTGTATTCCCTAGCCAAGTGGTTAGTGACGCAGAAAAATCAAGCTACGAGTACGGAGTTCAAGTTGGAAGGGCTATAGAACAAGAGTGGTTTAGGCAGGGAGGAAATGGTAATAGATTTGCAACTAACACTAACAAATACCATTCATTAAGGCTTTACGCTAGAGGAGAGCAGCCCGTTCAGAAATATAAAGACGAGCTAGCTATTAATGGAGACTTGTCTTATTTGAACTTAGATTGGAAACCTGTACCTGTTATTTCAAAGTTTGTAGACATTGTCTCAAACGGTATAACTGAAAAAAAATACGAAATAAAAGCTTACGCACAAGATCCTGAGTCTTTAAAGAAAAGAACAGATTATGCACAGTCTATACTTCAAGACATGTATGCTAAAGAAGAGCTTAAGCAAATACAATCAGCTATTGGTATAAATGCGTTTAACTCTTCTGACCCAGAAAATTTACCTCAAACAAAAGAGGAGTTATCTGTGCACATGCAACTTGATTATAAGCAAGCAATAGAAATTGCTGAGGAAGAAGTAATAAATCAAGTTTTAGCAAGCAATAAGTTTGATGAGGTTAGAAAAAGATTTAATTATGACTTAACCGTTCTTGGAATAGGTGCAGTAAAAACAACTTGGAACAAGGCTAATGGAGTTGTTACTGAATATTGTGATCCAGCTAAAATGGTTTACTCTTACACAAACGACCCAAACTTTGAAGACATATATTATGTAGGAGAAGTTAAGGCTGTTACAATACCAGAGCTTAAAAAACAATTTCCTAATATATCCAAAGAGGAATTAAAAAGAATTGAGGAAATGCCTGGAAACAGAGAGATGATTACAGGTTGGCAGGGATACGACAACAATACAGTTCAAGTTCTATACTTTGAGTACAAGACATATAATAGTCAAGTATTTAAAATAAAACAAGGTATAAATGGTCTTGAAAAAGTTATACAAAAATCAGACGACTTTAATCCTCCTGAGAACGATACATTTAAAAAGGTATCAAGAAGCATAGAGGTTCTTTATAGTGGAGCTAAGATTCTAGGCAACAACCAAATGTTAGAGTGGAAGCTTGCAGAAAATATGACAAGACCATTTGCTGACACAACTAAAGTAGAAATGAACTACGTTATTTGTGCGCCAAGAATGTATAATGGCAGAATTGATTCGCTTGTTAGCCGCATTACTGGGTTTGCAGACATGATTCAATTGACACATCTTAAGCTTCAGCAAGTAATGTCTAGGATGGTTCCAGATGGAGTGTTTTTAGATGTTGACGGCTTAGCAGAAGTTGACCTAGGTAATGGAACAAGTTACAATCCTGCAGAAGCTCTTAATATGTATTTTCAAACAGGTAGTGTTTTAGGTAGGTCTATGACACAAGATGGTGACTTAAACAGAGGTAAGGTTCCAATTCAAGAATTACAAACATCCAGCGGGGGTGCTAAGATACAATCTTTAATACAGACGTATCAATATTATCTTCAAATGATAAGAGATGTTACCGGTCTGAATGAAGCAAGAGACGGTTCTGCTCCATCTAAAGATGCACTCGTAGGACTACAAAAGATGGCCGCTAATCAATCTAATGTAGCAACTAGACACATACTACAGGCAAGTCTTTATTTATCTCTTAGAACGTGTGAAAATGTTTCTAAAAGAATTTCAGATTCTTTAGAGTTTGCTTTAACAGCAAATTCTTTGCAAAATAGTATATCTAGATTTAATGTTGCTACATTGTCTGAAATGTCTAAACTTAACTTGCATGACTTTGGTATATTTTTAGAGCTAGAGCCTGACGATGAAGACAAAGCTCAACTAGAGCAAAACATACAAGTAGCATTGCAGTCTGGAGGTATTGACCTTGAGGACGCCATAGACCTAAGGCAAGTAAATAACTTGCAGTTAGCAAATGAAATGCTAAAAGACAAAAGAAAGAAAAAGCAAGCTGCAGTTCAACAAGCGCAGCAAGCCAACATACAAGCTCAAGCTCAAGCTAATGCTGAACTTGCTGAAAAAACAGCTATGACTGAGGTTCAAAAACAACAGGCATTAACGGCAGAAAAAGTAAGTGTTGAACAAGCTAAGTCTCAGTTTGAAATACAAAGAATGCAAACAGAGGCACAAATTAAGCGAGAGCTTATGGCTGAAGAGTTTAACTTTAATATGCAGTTAGCTCAGGCAAAAATTAAATCTGAGTCTGAAAGAGATCAAGAAATTGAAAACAGAAAAGACCAGAGAACAAAAATTGCTGGAACTCAGCAATCAGAAATGATTGACCAAAGAAAAAATAATTTACTACCAAAAAACTTTGAGTCTTCGGGCAACGATGTATTGAGTGGTGGGTTTGGTTTAAATCAGTTTGACCCTAGATAGAATTTTTTAATTTATATTATATTATATTATGTCAGAAAAAGAAGTAAAGCAAGAAGGTGACTTTAAAATAAAGAGCAAGCCTAAAATGAAAAAGCTTAATAAGCAATCCGAAACTATTAAAGTGGATTTGTCTGCTAAAGATAAGGTTGAGGATGAGCCTATTAAAGTTGATTTAACACAAGACAATGCCAATAAGGAGCAAGAAACAACAACAGTGGCTGCAGATAAACCAGCCGAAACTGTACAAGAAGTGGATACAGAAGTACCATCAGGAGAAGGCGCCGTTCAAGATGAGGGGGTCGTTACTATCCAAGAAGTAACAGAAGAAGAAGTAGAGTCTGCATCTAAAGAGGCTCAAGAAACAATTAGAGATGAGCGTGTTTCTGGAAAGCAACTACCTGAAAATGTAGAGAAGCTGGTTTCTTTTATGGAGGAAACAGGTGGAACTGTAGAGGACTACGTTAGATTAAACGCCGATTACAGTAATGCAGATAACGATACATTGTTAAAAGAGTATTATAAAAAAAGTAAACCGCATCTTAATGATGACGAGATTAAATTCCTTTTAGAAGACAATTTTTCGTATGACGAAGACTTGGATGAAGAAAGAGATATACGCAAAAGAAAGTTAGCGTACAAAGAAGAGGTTCAAGAAGCCAAAAGTTTTTTGGAGGGCTTAAAGAGTAAGTATTACGATGAAATTAAGTTAAGGTCAGGCGTAACTCAAGAGCAGCAAAAAGCAATGGATTTTTTTAACAGGCATAAAGAAGAACAAAGTTTAAATGCTAACAGGCATGACAGGTTTAAAAAGGCTACATCTGATATGTTCAACAACGACTTCAAAGGTTTTGATTTTAACGTTGGAGAAAAAAAATTTAGGTATAGTGTAAATAATCCAACAAGTCTTGCCGATAAACAATCTGATATTTCTAATGTTCTTGGAAAGTTTCTAGGAAAAGATGGAGAGGTAACAGACCACAAAGAGTATCACAAAGCTATGTATGCAGCTTCAAATGTAGACAAGATTGCAAGTCATTTTTATGAACAAGGTAAAGCCGATGCCGTTAAGGAGGTTGTGAATAGTTCTAAGAACCTATCAGACGAACCAAGACAGACTGCTGGCGATAGCGTGTTTGTAAACGGGATTAGGATTAAATCTATAAGCGGAGCGGACTCTTCAAAACTAAAAATTAAAAAAACAAACTTTAAAAATTAAAAGAAAATGGGAAAATTTGGAACAAACGACCCCTTAGGTACATTTAACCTAAGTCCAATGCCAACTAAATCTACTTTGGCATCAAATTATTTAGATTTTACTAGCCAAGCTGGTAATGATTTTTCACAGCAATATTTACCAGAGCTTTACGAAGCTGAGGTAGAGCGATATGGAAACAGAACTTTATCAGGATTCTTAAGAATGGTAGGAGCTGAAATGCCAATGACTTCTGACCAAGTTGTATGGTCTGAGCAAAACAGATTACATATTGGTTATAAAGGAGCTACTGTTGATACTTTAGGTAGTAATATTATTTCTTTGCCAGCAAATGGTGACGATGGGGAAGCTACTAAAAACGCTATTAGAAAAGACAATACTGTTGTGCTACAAGCTACGGCTGGAACAGGCGTAGGAACAACAGTAACTGCTTATGTTAGTGCTGTTAGTGGACTTAACATAACTGTTCTTCCTTATACTTCTGCTTCTTTGACGGCTGCTGGATTTGGAGCTAACTCAGTATTTAGTTTATTTGTTTATGGTTCTGAGTTTAAAAAAGGAACATTAGGAATGGAGGGTTCTTTAGAAGCTTCATTCAAGCAATTTAGCAATAAGCCAATTATCATTAAGGATAACTACGAAATTAGTGGTTCTGATGCTGCGCAGATTGGATGGGTTGAAGTTGCTGCTGAAGATGGAACATCAGGATACCTATGGTACTTGAAGTCTGAAGGAGAAACAAGATTACGTTTCCAAGATTACTTAGAAATGGCAATGGTTGAAGGTGAGTTAAATACAAATGGAACAACTGCAGGAACTGTTGGTGCTGTTTTAGGTGACAACTCTGGTACTGAAGGTCTTTTTGCTGCTATTACTGCAAGAGGTAACGTATACCAAAACTATGCAAGTGGTGATGTGACTCCAGGAACTGGAAACAGAACTGCTTTGCAAGACTTTGATTCAATTTTAGCAAATCTTGATAAGCAAGGAGCTATTGAAGAGAATATGTTATTCTTAGATAGAGCTACTTCTTTAGACTTTGATGATATGTTAGCTGCACAAAATTCTTACGGAGCAGGTGGGACATCTTACGGTGTATTTGAAAACTCTGAAGAAATGGCATTAAACTTAGGATTTGACGGTTTCAGAAGAGGTTCTTACGACTTCTACAAGACTGACTGGAAATACTTAAACGATGCTTCAACTCGTGGTTTAATTGATAACATAGAGGGTGTTATGGTTCCTGCTGGAACAAGCACAGTATATGACCAAATGTTAGGTACTAACATCAGACGACCATTCTTACACGTTCGTTACAGAGCTTCTGAAGCTGACGACAGAAGAATGAAGTCTTGGATTACTGGTTCTGTAGGTGGTGCTGCTACAGATACTTTAGATGCAATGAGAGTTAACTTCTTGTCTGAAAGATGTTTAGTTACTCAAGCTGCTAATAATTTTGTATTATTTACAAAATCTTTAGTATAACAGCAATTATTTATTGTAATGTTACCCTCGTCTTTTAGATGGGGGTAACTATTACTCTTATTTATTATTAAATTTTATTATATTATGGCTACAAAAGCAAAAGAAAAAACCACAGAAAAGTGGGAAATTAAAGATAGACTTTACTATCTAAAAAATAACTTATCACCATTAACATTTACACTAGCGAGCAAGCATTCGTCAAGACACCCTTTAATGTACTTTGATGAAAGTTTAGGATATGAAAGAGAGCTTAGATATGCAACAAATCAAATATCTCCATTTGTTGACGAGCAAAAAGGTTCGGCAACACTAGCTCACATTGTTTTTAATAATGGTGTTTTGATGGTCCCTAAGCAAAAACAAAGTTTACAAAGGATTTTATCTTTATATCATCCTCAAAGGAATATATTATATGCAGAGCAAGACCAAGTTGCTGAAGCAGTAAACGAGTTGGAAGACATTGAACTTGAGATTGAAGCGTTAAATTTAGCACAGCAATTAGACTTAGACCACGCAGAAGCAATCCTAAGGACTGAACTTGGAAGCTCTGTAACTAAAATGACAAGCAAGGAACTTAAGAGAGATTTAATGTTACTCGCTAAGAGCAACCCAGCGTTGTTTATAAGCCTTGCACACGATGAGAATGTAGAGCTTAGAAGCTTTGGTATTAGAGCAGCAGAGGCAAACATTATCAAATTGTCTCCTGACCAAAAAACATTCAAGTGGGCTGCTAATGGCAAGAAGCTAATGGAAGTACCATTTGACGAACACCCATACTCAGCATTAGCTAGTTGGTTTAAAACTGACGAAGGTATGCAAGTATACAAAAGTATAGAGAAAAAATTCTCTTAATACGTAACTATATTTATAGGGGTAGGTCAACTTCGGTTGGCCTATCTTTGTAAATAAACAAAAATATTAATATGGCAATAGATGTAAATTCAGTTTATAAGACTGTATTATTAATACTTAACAAAGAAGAAAGGGGCTATGTAACTCCAGATGAGTTTAACAAGATTGCCACTCAGGTACAACTAGAAATATTTGGTGACTATACTAACTCTTTAAATCAACAGTTAAGAGTCCCTCAATCTGACACAGATTATGCAGACAGGGTTTCATCTATTGATGAACATCTTTCTATATTTAAAACATTTGGCACGTCAACCTATGTGCCAGGAGCTGGATCAACACCTGCTTATTTTTCATTACCAACAACGGATTCTTATGGTGATGAAGTGGAGCTTTACTCGTTAGGTACTGTAGTATACAACGATTCAACTGAGCTACAAAGACTTCAAAGAATGGATTTCTATAACATTCAAAAATCTCCACTAACTAAATCAACAACATCTTTCCCAACTTATTTACTTGAGAGCGACAAGCTATTTGTGAAGCCTGACACCATAACGAGTGACATATCTGTTAACTTCTTAAGGAAACCAAAGGACCCTAGATGGGGATATACTATTGGGTCTGTAGGACAATATATTTATGATACTAATGTATATGAAGCAACGGGTGTAAATGTTGGTCTTGGGACGTTAAATGATAGCATTACAACTGAAGCTACAGGAATTGAATTAGGCACATACACAGGAGTGGCCTACACGCAATTAAACCCAGCAGGTTCTGGACTTGGGTTTACAATAATAGTTAGCGGCACAGTTGGAAATGAAGTTATTTCAGATATTAATGTAACATCTGGTGGTAAAAACTACCAGGTAGGAGATGTATTTACAGTAAGCAACGGAGCTCTGTCTTACTTTAGTACAGTTCCTGAATCTACAGGACCAACAATTACTTTAAGGGCTCAAGACTTGAACTCCGGTAGCACATATGGGTCCACAAACATAGAACTAGATGTAGCAGAACAAACAAGCTTTATTATGAAAGTATTGTTTTACTTTGGTGTTGTAATAAAAGACCCACAAATAATTCAAGTTGCTGCAAGTCAAATACAAAGAGAAGAAATAAACGAAAAAAGCTAATAAGATATGCCAAATCCAAATGGTGGTTTAATCACCGAAACTAATGCAGAATACTACGATGGTGACAATTACGGAGGCTATCAGTACACATCGTTAAATGATGTCATCAATAACTTTATGGTTGCCTACATTGGTGCAGGTAAACTTATACCAAGCGCCAAGAGGACAGACATAATATTCCACGCAAAACGTGGGATGCAAGAGTTTAGTTACGACACATTAAGAACCATTAAGTCGCAAGAGCTAACTATATCACCAAGTTTAACAGCCATAATGCCTCAAGATTATGTTAACTATGTTAGGTTATCTTGCATTGACAAGTTAGGGGTAAAAAGAATTATATACCCAAACACAAATCTTACAATAAACCCAGCAGAGGCCTTAGAGCAAGACTCTACAGGAGTGCCTATACAAGACAATCTTGGGGAAAACATAGACACAGACCCACCACAGACTGTAGAAAGATGGAGAGAAGCTGACACTAAAAAGATAACGGGACTGTACAATGCAGATTCTTTGAACGATGGGTACGACATAGCGGATGATTATGTTGGAAATATTTATTGGGGCGCTGCATATGGACAGAGATATGGAGAAGACACCGCATTAACTCAAAACAACGGATGGTTTGGTGTTGACGACGTAAGAGGAGTATTTACATTCTCAAGTAACTTAAAAGGTCGTCTAATCGTTATAGAGTACATCTCAGACGGTTTAGCGTACGACTTGGATACTAGGGTTCCTAAGATGATAGAAGAGGCTATGTACGCTCATATAAGCCACGCTATAATAGCGGGTAGAGTTAACCAACCTGAATACATTGTACAGAGACTAAAGAGGGAAAGAAGTGCTAAATTAAGGAATGCAAAAATAAGATTATCTAACATTAAAATAGAAGAGCTGACTCAAATAATGAGAGGAAAATCTAAATGGATAAAATCATAAAACATGGCAGAGGTTAAAAATCTTTTTCTAGGGGCTAAGATGAACAAAGATCTTACACCTAGATTAATTTCAAATAGAGAGTACGTAGATGCAAGGAATGCTGTTATAATAAACTCTGAGGGAGGAGATTCAGGACAGCTACAAAATGTTCCTGGGAACATACTAGAAACAGACTTTGGACTTACGGACAAGGGTCTTGAAATAATAGGATTTTACATAGACACTGCAAATGATAGATTATTTTGCTTTATTACAAACTGGAATGATACATCGGCTAGTGGCTTAGATAATTTTGCGTCAAGCTCAAAATCCGTTGACAATGTAGGTTTTTTTACTGGATCAAGCCATTATATATGTATGTACGACGTAAACAAGGCACAGGGTAGTGTACTCGTTAGCGGAGCATTTCTAAACTTCTCAAAAACAAAACCAGTTCTTGGCATAAATCTATTAGAGGATTTATTGTTTTTTACAGACAATAGAAATCAACCAAGAAAAATAAATGTTAAAAAAGCACTAGAAACTCCGGGGTATTATAGTAATGAAGACAACATATCTGTTGCTAAGTACTATCCATGGCAACCTCCTATGTTAGCAGCAAATAGTTCAGCGGGCAGTCTATTGGATAATAGCCCAATGCGAGTTACTCAGCAGCCTGACCAGATTGACGATGGGCAATATTTCGGAACTTTTGCTCAAAGTGCGCCTGGCGAAGGCCAACAAGGTCAGTTTGCAATATACGCACTTAACAATGAAGTAATAGCCGCAACCGTGTATGCTACAAATTATCCTACGTACACAACTGGTACTGGTTACGCTGCAGGTCAATATGTTACAATAACACCGTCATTAATAGACCAGACTTTTCCTAACCCACCAGGAACTGGCACTGCTAATATGGTTGGCAATATAGAATTAGAGGTTCGGGATGGCAATCTTTTTAAAGATTCCACAATGAAGGACGTAACCTCTGAGGGTTTGCCTGGTATGCAATATTGGGAAATATCAAACGTTGATAATACTAATAAAACATTTGAAATTGCAGACCCTAAATTTGGACCTGCTAACTACGGCCAATTAAACAATTGGATTGGTGCACACATTACATCTAATGATATAAATCTAGGTCCTGCCGCAAAAATAACGCAAGTTAGGGCTACAAATTTTGATGTGCCATTGCCACCAATAGTGCCAAGCACACCGCCAAACGTACCCAATACTAGGCCAGGAGGAGAATATAGGATATATCACGATAGCACCACAACAATACCAACAAACCCAACAGACCCAATAAAAGTTCTTGTAGGCGCCAACCCGTACTACGATGATAACTTTAAAGGTGACAGCGAGTATCTTTCAGATAAGTTTGTTAGGTTTAGTTATAGGTTTAAGTACGACAATGACGAGTATTCTCTTGCGGCACCATTTACGCAAGCGGCGTTTATACCAAAACAAGATGGATATTTTTTAGATAAGCAAAATGATACAGGCGGAGGACCTGATGATATAAATGATGACGCAGCACAATCAGATGAAGTTAACGCTGTGCAGAGCACGATAGTTTCATTTATGGAAAACAAAGTAAACACTGTTGGAATAGTTATTACTATGCCAGAGGGCGTTTCAACTGTTAGTGCCTTGCCGGACGACCTACATGTAAAAGAAATTGACATCCTATATAAGGAGTCAGATCAAGTGGCTATTAAGGTCGTTAACACTATTACGACTGAAGAGTTACGAGCCATAACAGACACAAATAGAATAACATACAACTACACATCTCAGGCACCTATAAAAACCTTACCATCAAACGAAACATCAAGGGCCTCTGACAAGGTGCCAATTAGAGCTAAGGCTCAAGAAGTTGCTGGAAATAGAGTGATGTACGGAAACTATTTAGTGAGGACTGCCAGACCAAAAACTTTAGGGTATACCATAGCTTTAGGAGAAAAGGCCAAGCTAGGGCAGTTTGGTTCTTACAGCGAAATAGAGTATCCAAACCACGTATTAAAACAAAACAGGTCATATACCCTTGGAGTAGTGTTGTCTGACAGATATGGAAGACAATCTGATGTTATTTTATCTGAGTTTGCAACAGGGTACAACAAGTATAATACTGTTAATACAGCATTTATTTCAGGACAAGGGGAGAGACCGAATGTATATAGAGGTAGCTCACTTAAAGCTTTGTGGTCACAACAAATACCTTCTGAAATTTCTTCACCAGGGTATATTGGATTATATAGTCCAGAAAATCCATTAGGCTGGTACAGTTACAAGTTAGTAGTGCAACAAAAAGAGCAAGAGTACTACAACGTATATTTGCCAAGTGTATTAAATAATTCCCCCCAGGTCAAACCCACAGCCCCTTTAACTGGAATATCAAACAGCGTAGCTTTTATAACTTTGTTTTCTGACAACATAAATAAAGTCCCAAGAGACTTACAAGAGGTTGGGCCTAATCAAGTACAGTTTTCAAGCTCAGAAAAACTATTCGGCAGGGTTACTAACTCAATATATAAGTCAAACCAATCTAATTCTTTTCAGTTTATACCTAGTACTACACCAGACAAGGTTGTAAGTATAGGATTAAGAGATGAAACAGGGCTAGATAAAGACGTAGATGGGGAAGATTATACTGAGTCTCCATTTTATGGTATGCCCAAACTTAATGCGGTAGGGCGTAATCCACTTATAGGTAGAATATCCACACAAAAAACAATTGGTGCGATTGGGGGATTCCCTACAGCAACTTCATCCCCGTCAGTTCCATCAGATTTCCCTATAACATTTGAAAATACAACATTAAATGTTTATGAAACAGCTCCAACTAAGTCTGAAATAGATATATTTTACGAGACTACTACGTCAGGATTAATATCTGAGCTTAATAAGGATATAGAATTTGGGGACGCTGGATTAACGGCTGTTGCAATTGATAATTGGTCTTTTAATCTTAACGAAAGCACCGCGGGTGGAGAAGAACTAAATACTCCTGGAAGTTCGTTTATTGTTAAAAATTATCAAGGTTTAGATTTACAAGGTGTGGATGGAGTGACTGTTACTGCAAAGATAGTGTCTGTTTTTTCAGGCAACGACATAGATATAACAGGTAGTAATCTTTTTGAATTACAAGCTAATGGAACTTCAGGGTGGTATATAAAAACAACCTCAAGTGCTAGTTTTGTTTACACAGCTAATAGTTCCATTAACGACAAATACAAGTTTACAATAGAGTTTGTTGTTGCACAATCAGGTGTTACGGAGGATTTAAAAAGCACTGTAACTGTAAATGCTTCAAAAAGTGTGCTGAAAAATTTACCTCCTATATCTGCCACGGGTAGTAATTCTGTTTCTAGCAAGCAAAATATAACGCAGTATACTGCTAGCATGGACTCTAATTTAACTTATGGTAATAGAATTACACGAGGTGGTACAACAACTTTTTGGGGTACATATGACTTTCAGCTACCGGTAGAAGATAGTGCAGGGTTTATTGATACAGGCCTTTTATTTGATTTTAGGAATGGTGCATTAAGTAATCTACTTTACAAAGAAGGACTTTCAATAACTATACAAAGTGTTTACATAAAGCTGCCGAATCTTTCGGTCGGTTACCCTTGGTTTTATGATGATAGAAAAAAAGCAGAAAAATATGTAAGACTTGTTCCCGACCCTTCCCCGGCTGCGGGTCCTTTAAAGGAGTCACTACAAATAAATGTAGATAACGTTAAGGTATTTAATCCTACAGTTACGTCTTTAGAGGAAAGGACAGAATCTAATTATAATTCCGATACTGGCGAGTGGGAGTATACTAAATTTCCAGGGTTATACACTCCTAACCAAAATCCTCAAGATGCAAGTGTGCAAACAGAATACTTAATAACTATGAGGGTGATGGATGCGGCTTATAACAGCATAGTTACAACTCCGCTATCCAATGAGCCAGTAGTTGTTACTAATGCTGGTGTTGGCTCTAAATCAATAGAAGATTTTTCTTTTATACTGAGAGTTAACAATCCTTAAAACTTATTATAAAAAACATATAAATGAGCGCTACTACAGAAGTACAATATTTTAATTCTTTTTTGTTAAAAAAGGTTGCAACAGGAGTTGGTGAAGTAATTGATCAGCAATCATCTGGAGCTGCTGTTTGGCCTGGTCTAGCATGGAGTAATATAGAAGGATACCCAAGATTTCCTTTGTATACTTTAGGCTCCCCGGTTTACCAAACAAAGTATTGGTACATAGAAGAGTCTAGGATACGAGGAGGGTACAATAATACATCAGTAGATTTTGGAGTAAAGGCATACATAACAGAGTCTGAAGACTCAGAATTAATACTTAGCAACGGAATAATATACTCTGGACTATACAATCAATTAACTGGACTAAACGAAACTAACGTTTTTTCTACGGGGGAGAACATAACAAAAGAGGTTGACCCAAGATACGGAGGCATACAAAAGTTATACACCACTGACACCAACCTAATAATATTTCAGGAAGATAAAGTTAGTAATGCTTTAGTAGACAAAGACGCAATATACACTGCAGATGGAAACCCCGCATTAACAGCTTCAAGGTTAGTTTTAGGCCAGATTAACCAATATACCGGAGAATACGGTATTAGTCAAAATCCAGAATCTTTTGCCTTTAAAGGATACAGAATGTATTTTTCTGACAGAAGCAGAGGAGCTATTTTAAGATTGTCAAGAGATGGTATAACAGAGATAAGCTCGTATGGAATGAGAGACTTCTTTAGAGATGACCTAGCTACTGTTACCACTATAAATAAATCAAAAGAAAACACTTTCTTTTCTTTTGTAACCACCGATAAAAGGTTTATTTTTATACCTGTGGGTGCAGAAGCTCTAGAAACTCCAGATAATATAGAAATAGGCATGGGTATATTGGGTGTAACTCCTAATAATCTTTATGTAAAAGGAATAAAATATTTGGCCAACAGCTTATTTGGCAATACAGTTCAACTATATATTGGGGAAAATAATCTAGATATTATTTTTGATAAGCCCATAGAAAATAACCTTGTTAATGCAGGGGAGATCTCCTTGTTTAGTTATGTTAACGACAAAGTGGTTGGAGCATATGACAACTACCACGATAAGTATGTTGTATCAACACAGGTATTTAATGAGGATGATGATGCAGAAACATACAATACATTATCATTTAATGAATCAAATAATGCTTGGACAAGTTTTTGGGACTATGCCCCAAGATTTGGAGGTACATTAAATAGTAGTTATTACACATGTAAAGGTGCATCTATTTGGAAACATTACGATAAAAGTGTAATTAATAATAGAGGTACTTTCTATGGAACGTATTATCCAACATCTGTTACGATTTCTTTTAATCCCGAGGTCTCTATATCAAAGAACTTTCAGACAGTAAACTATGAAGGGTCTAACGGTTGGCAGTCGGATTATTTTTTATCAGACTCAACGGGATTTAGTTTAGAGTCAATAAACTATCAAGATAAAACATCACTTGTATATAGCTACGATGAGGGAGCATACGTAGAGGGAGGTGTAACATATAGAGCTGGTTTTGATAGGAGAGAAAACAAGTATTACGCCAACCTAGTTAACAAAGGTGTTGACTCAACAGGGGCTGTAACTCAGCCAATACCATTTGGAATGCCAGGGCAAGTTAACTCAAACTCAAGCATGAGTGGAATAAAGGGTTACTTTGCTACCGTAAAAATAAGTACAGATAATACTACGGACTTAGGTGGAGCAAAAACATTGTTTGCAGTGTCATCTAACTTTGTGAAATCTTAATTAAATGAAATTAAAAAAAATAGATACAAGCGTACAGAATCTGCAGGACTTTGTGGTTGAAAACAATCATTTAGAGGGATTTTTTGGTACAGGTGAGGAGATAGCTTCTTCTGATAACATACCAATTAAACACAGCTTTGCAGACCAAATATACATTAGGCAGATGACCATGCCAAAAGATTATGTTATTGTAGGAGCAATACATAACCATGAGCATGTGTGGTTTCTTTTAACTGGTAAAGTATCTATAAATGACAATGGAAATATTATTGACCATGTAGCTCCTTGTTACATGGTATCAAGTCCAGGATCAAAAAGGGTTATATACGCCCACGAAGAATCAATATTTGTAAACATTCACAAAAACCCATCAAACACAAAAGACATATCGCAGTTAGAGTCTGAGATTGTTTCTATGAACGTTGAGGAGTTTAATAAAATAAATAATTAATATGTCATTTTTACTAGTAGGTGCTACTGCCGTTGGATTAACGGGTGCCTTAATTAAAGGGTCTAAAGCAAGAAAAGAAAAAAGGTCTGGAGAAAAAGACCGTAGAAGAGCGGAAGCAAGAATTAATGCATTAGAGGAATCTAGAGTTGAAATACCTGATCTTGCAGCAAATTTAAGCAATCCATTTAATAATTTAGGGGTGGCAACTCAAGCGGCAGAAATGCAAATGGAGCAAACAGATATTGCACTTGCAAACACGCTTGACACAATACGTGCAACGGGTGGTGGAGCAGGTGGTGCCACTGCATTAGCACAGGCGGCCTTACAAAGTAAAAAGGGAGTTGCAGCTAGTATAGAGGGACAAGAGTCAGCTAATCAAAAATTAGCGGCACAAGGCGAGCAAAACCTTCAAGCACAAAGAGCAGCAGCAGAAGAATTTTCTTACAGAGAGCAAGACAAGAGAGATCTTATACAGCTTGACAGAGCACAAGTTGATTATGACGCAGCACAGGGTAGAAAGGCAATGGGAGAGGCTGCAGGTAATCAGGCAACGTCTGATATATTTGGAGCAATATCAGGGGGCTTAACCTCTGCAAGTACTGGTGATCTTGATTTTAAAGCATTTAGTAAAAAGTAGATAAATATTATGGGCAAACTTACAGACATAGTTCAAAGTCAAATTAATGCTGCAAGAGAGGAGCAGAGATTATCCGATGCAAAGGAAAAAGCAAATTGGCAGTACAGACAATCTACTTTAAATTCTGCCGCACAGTTGCAAGCTGGCATAATCACAACGGGGCTTGAAAAAGGCGTGAATAGAGAAAGTCTTATACAGCAAACAAATAAAATGGTTGAGCAACTAGCCAATGCAAAGATTAGGCTTGGTACGGCGGATGGCCCCTATGAAGGTAGCGAGTGGGATGAAAAATTTGTCTCAAACACTCAATCAGAAATAGCTAGAATAGGAGACACGTTCTCTGCACTTCTTTACGTAGATGAAGAGTATAACAAAATAATGCAGAATAAAGGTGTTGGTAACGCAGAGGGAATGATAGACATGTCTCAAACAGATCCTTTCTTTGCTATTGCACAAGACATTGGAAACCCCAATATGGACACGCAAGGAAAAGTTTCATGGGAGTGGGAGTACTCAGAAGATGGAGGTGGAGAGTGGTTTAGAGTAACTGAGGGACCAGCGGTAGAGGAGATGTATAAGAAGCTTTATAAAGAAACTGGTAGTAGTCAATACCTGAACGCAGATGGAAGCATTAAAACAAAGCACAAGACCTCCTACACTGAAAACAAAAATGCGTTAGACAATGCAAATGGAGATGAAAACAATTACGGTAACCAAATGGCTACGGTTCCTGGACTTAGTGGCATGAACAAACAGCTTCAAGACCTTAAGATTATGGGGGATGATAACTTGCTTTCTAGAAATTTATTTGAAACATCCCAAAGAGTTTCTTCAAACGGTATTGATGTTTACGACAAGCAAGTCCCAAGGTATAACGACATAAAAAGAAGTATTCAGTCATTTACAAATGCAGAGGTAAATTTAATTGCAGGGTCATTAAATGACGGAAGTGGTGTATCTTTCCTTAACTCTAGAGCAGCTAATATAGCTGGAATGAGAAAAGATAGTGAAGGTATGCTTGAGATGGAGGTACCAAGAGAAGAAGGCGGAGAGTTTGTTGTAGACAATGACGGAAACTTAGTGATGGAAACCGTTAAGTTTGGTAGTCCTGGACTTAAAGGAGGTAGGTATGTTAGAGACCATACTAAAGATAGGTCTGCAACAAAGGGTTATGAACAAGAGGACTGGAACAACCTTAAAAGAGCTTACCTTTGGATAAAAATGAGTGAAATGAAGGCAACCAAGCCAGGTAAAGAAGAAATTAACACATCAGAGAGTGCAAATAGGAAAGCAAATTACAAACTATTTAAAGAAGATAAAGTAGAAGTTCCTGAGTTTAAAGAGTGGCAATTTAAAGCATATGGATCTTATCAGTCAATAAAAAATGCAATGGAAACTCTTTATGATTACTCAGTACCAAAATCAACGCCATTTAGCATTAACACTATTAACGAGGATAAAAAAGAAAAAGAAAAATTAGCTAATGATTTTAAAAATATTTTAAAGTCTAAAATTCCAAACTTAGTTTTTAAAATTGAAGGAGATAAAGTTGTAATGAAGACCCCTAGAATTGTAAAAGAAGGTGGGGTTAGTCTTGTACAAGCCACGGACCAAAGTGGGAACCTACAGACTAATACAGATGGCACACCATTAATGACTTATAATCTTGCTGGCACAGCAACTTATAACACAAAAGAAATAGAAACCAATACATTTGATATAAACAAACCAGAAAAAATTGAAAAGTTTTTAATTAATTATTTAATTGGATACAACCCAGTAAATTTATTTCCAGGAATTGATGCTCAATTAAATACTTCATTAATAGATAAAGGAATTTCAAATTATTTAGACAGCATATATGCCAATAAAAAATAATATTTTATATATATAAATATGGAAGAGTTAGATCAGATTGTTAAAAAAATGATTGCGGCTGGAGAGCCAAGAAGAGTTATTGAAGGCGTAGTTTTAGAGTGGCGTAGAAGACAAGAATTTACAAAAGAAGAAGATGATGAGTTCTTAAAAGCATTAAACTCAGGAAAAAGCTACAAAGATCCGATAAAAGTAGAAGAAAGTGTAGACTTGGGAAAGGAGGATGTTGTTGTGGAGGAAGATGTGGTCACAGCAACGGAAGAAGTTTCAACATCTGGGGTTGGACCTTTAGTGCAATCAAAACAAGAAAAAAAAGAAGATAAATTTAGTTTTAAAAATCAAATAAAAAAACAAAATAAATATCTTCCCGAAGTAAGCATGCCTTCTGAAGAAGATTTAAGCAATATTAATCTTGATGATGATTTTGATGAAATATCTAAAAGGATAAATAATCTTGACGACGCTAGAGCTAGCTCACTATTTGGAGCTTTTAATACTACCACCCCAGAAAACTATTTAAAACAACAAATGTTAGGGGATGCTTTTCCAGAACAAGAAAGACTTTTTAAATTAAGTAAAGATACAAACATTGACAGTTTAGATCAAAATATAGCAAAATTAATAGGAAGAAAAGAAGAACTTCAAGACTTGCTTAGCTTTACAGAAGAAGAAGGTGTAGCAACATTAGACGATCCAGATGAATTAAAAAAAGAACTAAACTCAACAAATCTTAATATCCTTAAAAATGCGTTAGTTTTATCAAATAATGTTTTTGAAACAAATCCTAAAAAAGCTACAGAAATGTTTGCTTTATCATTGCCTTTGTTTCAAGACATGGAAGAAAGCCAAGGTAAATATGAAGTGACACAACTATATGATTTTGCAGAAAAAAATCTTAATAAAATAATAGAAAAGGAAATAAAACCTATTAATTTAGCAGACTACGTTAAAAAGAACCAAAGTGGAGTTTTAAGACCAGATTTAAATGCAATAGATGAATTTTCTTCAAAATTAACTAAAAAACTTTTACCTAAATCTATTGATAAAGAAGGCTCTATTTTTTCTGGAACTGGTATTGACCTTGTGTTTGGGGAAAAGAAAGATCAAGCTTTTTTCCAAATAAACAATCTCATATATGAAAAATTAAATAATAAAGCGGAAAGCTATAGGTCTTCTGAGTTTGTACAAAAAGACACAAAAAATAATCCTGAAGTAAAAGCTTTGAGTAAAAAGATAGGGGAAGAAAGTTTTGATGCTTTTAAAAAGAACGATGCAGCTTATTTTTCTTATTTAAATGAGGCTAAAAAAATAGACTTTGAAATTACTAACGAGTATGAATCTAAGAATGATAATTTATATTCCAACTATAAAAATCTTTTAAAACTAGAGAGACAAAAAATAGAGCAACAATTATCAAATAGATCTATATCTAATGAGAAAGCAAATCAACGCCTTACAAAAATTAATTCTATACTATTTGAAAAGTACATTTCTAGTAACGAGCTTTTAATAAACTCTATTAATGTAAAAAAAGATTCTCTGCAAAAAAATATTGCAGATGAAATGAACGCTAAATATTTAGAATTTAATTTAACTTACAATCCAGACCCCAAAGATATTGCTAAGTTAAATGCAATATACTCAGATTCTTATAAAAAGTTTTTTGAACAAGAAAATAAAAAGTTAAAAGCTGACGAGAAAAACCCTATTCTTCCAGAATATATGAATGGTTTTTTAGTTGAGCCTATTTTAAATTTTGGAAAAGAATTTTTTGGTACGACTGGTCGTGTAATCTCTGGATACGGATTAGCTAGTAATGATAAAAACCTTATCATTCTTGGAGATAAAATGAATCAAACCTTTAATGTTGCTCCAGATAAAATAAAAGATTGGAGTGAGTTATTAGATCTTTCTAAATCAAGTAAAGCTGCAGGAAGGCTTGCTGGGTCTGCCTTGCCAAGTATAATTTCAGGAGGAATTGTAGCTATGGAAACTAAAGGCATGGCTACGTTACCTCGTTTTGCTGCAATAGCTATTGCTGGGTGGGGAACTGAAACTTTAGACATGACTATGTCTATTAAAAAAGATGTTTTAGCGAGAACGGGTAGTTTTGAAAAATCTAACAAAGCTGGTGAAGCTATGCTTGATGCTCAGTTAGAAAATTTTTATCTATATTCTTTTGAAGCCATACCTTTCGTTAATTCAGCATTAAAATTTATTCCAAATAAATACCTTCGTATTGGAGCTGCTGGAGTTTCTGAAGCTTTTACTGAAACCCTTCAAGAAGTCCCTCAGAGCGCTCAAGAACAGACTATAATAGAAAAAGCAATTAAAGGAGAAGAAATAACGTCTAAAGGTTGGAGAGAAAAAGTAACCCCTGAATTTGTCAAAGAAATTGCTCTTGAAGTAATACCTGGAGCTGGGTTAATGGGTAGCGTTACTAGGGCTATAACAGAATTTAATTCTTCTGCACAAAAAGAAAATGTTGTAAATGATTTAACGAATCAATTAAGACTATCTAGTGTTGCTAATAAAGATAATTTGTTTTCTCAACACATATCAAGCTCTATGTCTAATCATGGAGAAGGGTTTACAAAAGCTTGGATTTCTTCTTTTGGATTTTCAGGTAAAATTTCGCCAAAAAAGTTCAACTCTTTAATTAGAGAAGTTGAGTCTTACAAATCAATTGAAGAAAACTGGAGCAAGTACCCTAGCTTATCTAACACTCAAAAAGCATTGTTTAGCAAGCTTACTCAAGATGTAAATAATGCTAAAGAAAAATCTGAAAAACTTAAGGGTCAAGCTGGCCTATATGAAGCAGCAAAAAAAGAACAATCTAACGCTGAGGCTAATTTAAGTTTGTTTATAGAAAATCCATCTTTATACAACCAACCTTATGTTGAAATAAAAATTGGAAATCAAGAAACTAAAATAATAAATAGGGACGATTTAATTAATTTAACAATAGAGCAGCCTGAGCTTTTTATTAAAGATAATAATATTGAAGTTGTTATAAATAATGACGAATCTCTTGTAAACTATTTTAACGAAAAATTTGATGAAATAAACAAAGCTCCTACGGAAGAGGTATCCGAAGTGCCAGCAGAGGTTGTAAAATTAAGAGCAGAAGAGCAAGCTGAAATGCTTGAACAAATTCCTGGTGCAGAGAATGCTTTGACAGATGGCAAGGTTGACAAGGAAAAGCTAACAACTGAAGAGGGTAAGACTAAGTTTCAAGAGATATACGACAAGTATAATGATAAAATATCTCCTTTATTAAAGACTACACCCGTTGAAGAAGTATCGGAAAAGTTAGAAACTGCACCTGCGGAAGAAGCTCCTTACGACATTGAAGAGTACAACAAGGCTATGGAAGAAGGGTTTGTTGATAATGATTTAATAGAAGAGTTAAAGGACGAGGAGATAAACAGAGCTTACGAGACGCAAGAGGCGGAACGTAAGGCAGAGCGAACTCAATTAGATAGAGATGGAGAGGGTGGACTTTTTAGTTTTTTACACGAAAACTTAGGTAGAATAACGCCTAAAGATTTTGACGCTTACGGAGATGCTAATTTAAGAAAGGGAGATAAATCTTTCTCTATTAAATTTTTATCTAAAAAAGCAATACCTTTGGATATTAATGTCCAAGAGCTTTCTGAAACATATGGTGCAGAAATAACACCTCAAGATGCAATTGATTATATAATAGATAGACAAGCTAATCCTGAAAAGTATACAAGGTCTAAATCAAAACTAGCAGCATTAAATAAAGCTGCAAAAATAAAAGGAGCTACTCCTGGTGAGGCTTTTGATATATACAGTAATCTTGATGGTAGCGAAGCTTCTATGAAGGCTATTGACGATATTACAGGCACTGTTTTGTCAGACGAACAAGCTATTATAATTAAAAATTATTTAAAACTAAAAGAAGATGGGAAAAAGACCGACTCCAGAGCAAGTAAAAGCATACAACAGCCTGATGACGCTGCTACAGAAAGCGCAGAAACAACAAAAAAGGAAGTAGAACCTCAATCCTTAGAGGCGATATCTGAAAAATACCCTAATATAACTATTGATGTTTTTGAAGATAAGAAAAATAAAACACTTAATCTAGGAAGAATTATTGTTCCTGAGGGTTCAAGAGGTGAGGGAATAGGCACAAGAGCTATGCAGAACTTAGTAGAATATGCCGATGCAAATAATTTGAAATTTACTTTAACTCCATCAAAAGAATTTGGAGCTACATCTGTTACAAGACTTAAGAAATTTTACAAACAATTTGGATTTGTAGAAAATAAAGGTATAAACAGGGATTTCTCTCACAAAGAGAGTATGTATAGGATTCCAGAATTAAAAGAAGAAGTAACAGAAGTAAAAGAAAAAAATGTAACTGCAGCAGTTGAGCCTATAGAAACTGCACCAGCTGAAAAAACTCAACCTAAAATTAAACCAACTCCTACTGCAACAAACAATAGGATACTAAACTCTGAAGTTAGTAGAACATCGTTAAGAAGCATTATTACATCAATAAGAATGTCTAACCCTAATTCGTCAGCAGTTGACATATTAACTGACGTTTACAAGGGAAATGTAATTGAGGAATTTGACTACGATTACTTAAATGACGAAGAGTTAACGTATGATGCGTTAACTGATTTATTAATTTCAGAAGGGATATTTGACAGCAAACTTAAAGCTATAAATAAACTATCTACAATAGGTAAGGGAATTGTATTAAGAGACGTTGAAACTAGTTTTTTAAATAAAACTCAAGCTGCTTCTGAAGATAAAAAATCAACTCCAGAAGAGTTAGTAAAACTCATTTCATTTAAACCATATCCAGTAACATTAACAACAGACTCCAAGACGGGAGAAACCAAAATTTCTGAATCTTCAGATGTTGATGGACTTAAAGAAAAGGCAGTTGAAAACGTTAAACAACTATCTAGTTCTATTGATAAATTCGTAAAAGACAACACGACAGATCAAGAAACAGATAAAGTTGCGAAAGAGTTTGGTGTTTCTAAATCAGAAGCTAAAGGAATAATATTAGCTGAAGTAAAGGAAAATCTAAATGGTTCCAAGTCAACTAAAAGCAAAAAGCCTTTCTTTAGAAAAATAATTGATAGAATTGTTAAGCTTATAAAGAAATCTATATTAATAGCCGCTTTAGTTGGGTCTATTGTTTCGGGAATGTCTTTTAACTCTTCCACCAATAGCTTTAGCGTTGAAGAATTAGTGCGCACTTCTGTAGAAATACTTCCAGATAATTTGGCAGACTCCGCTATGAGGTATTTTAAAATGATAGGACTTGTTAATCACACTGATGAGGAAGTAAATGTTAAAGACCTTACTCTAGCGCCTAGTGCTCCTAAAACTGAAGATAATTCGGTATACGAGAAAGAAATGACGTTTACGGAATTAGTGTCTGTAGTCCCCGATAATCACTGGAGAAATAAAAGAAACAAAACAGATTCCCTTGCTTTAACTAGAAATCAGTATTTAAATAAAAATGGTTTCACATATTATACTACCCCAGTAAAAGCTAACTACAAAGATTCCGTAATAAAGGTAAAAGACGCTTTAGCTGTTTCTCAATTTATGATTCTTGATGGAGCACTCGGAGTTGACTTGTCAAGCAAAACAAGCAAGTCTGACCTTAAAAAATACTCTGACAAATTTAAAAGAAATATAAAGTCAAAAGAGCCAGATAATTACGTTCCAGTATTTACAATTCTACCAGGCAATAAAGTTAACGTAAAATACAAGTTAGCAAAAGACTTGGATTCTTCAGACATAGCAATAACTAGGTTGTCTCAATGGACATTTTCTGATCTTAATTGGGATAAATATAAAAATCACCCTGACATCAAAAATGTTAAGATGATAACAACCAAAAGTGGCGAAGGTGTTAGATCTTTAATGACTGTAGATAAAAACGATAACCTATATGGTAGGTTTAGCGGAGGGTCTGTTTCGTTTATATTTACTGATAATTTAGGAAATGAAATAGTAAGAGATTTTAATGGACCTCTTAAGTCAATAAAGCTTGAAGGCGAAAACATTATTAAGGAGTTTGGTGTAGACCCTAAAAAATTAATAGTCACTTCTTACGACGCTGGTTCTTACACTGCAAAACCAAAGGCAATCGGTGGAATTTTAAGTACAGAGCAATTTTCTGGATACAACGAGCTTCACCCTTATTCTGGAGGTGCTCTTATAATACCAAAGTCTGCTTTAAATAATAAAGGCGAAATAACGCTTCAAGAAGTTTCTGACAAAGGAATCCCTGTGCCTGACTCTCCTATGTCTCCAAACCCCATAGAGGCTTCTATTATATTGTTAGCTGCCGTAGGTGGAAGCAGAAAAAAATCTTCAAAAAGAAATGAAGAGATAAACAAAGAGATAAGAAATATTGAATTTAAGCCTGGAGGCAAAGACCTTTCTTATGAAGAGATAAAAAATATTTTAAAGAAACTTAAATATACAGAGGAAGAAATAAGAAAATCTGAACTTAAGACAGATAGTTTTTATAAAAAGAAAATAAAAAATATATTAGATCCTAAAAATTGGAGGTTTAAAAAAGAAAAAGGAAGCCTAGCTCCAGCAAAAAGAAAATTACCTAAAGATGTTGTTTCTTTATTGAAACGTTTTAATGCAGCATATCCTATGAGTGCCGTAAATAAAATGAAACGAAAAGACCTTAAGGTTCTATTTAATAATCTTGATTCTATATTTAAAGGAGGGGTTTCAACTGAAAAAAGACTAAAACAAGCAGTTAAAGAAATGTTAAAGTTTCAAGAGCTTCAAATTGCAAATATAATAGCCGAAAAAAGAAACCTTAAAACGCAAATTAAAAACGTAGATGAAGCAATAAAAGCTTTAGAGTCAGGACAAACTATTATAATTAATGGAGTATTGTTTGATTCAAAAAAACAGTTTGATTTAGTGTATGATGAAAATAGTGACATATCTGGGGATGCCATATATAATCCCCTTCAGCCTGATATTAAAAAAACATCGTTTTTCAAGACTGTAAATTGGATGTTAGCTAGAACCTTTTTTGACACTCCCCTTATGTTTAGCAAGTTTACTTCAACACAAGAAACGGCGGATTGGATAAAAAATAACGTAAACTCTCCAATGTCCGACAAGTTTTACGGAGTTGACAGCGACTCTCAAATTTTAGAAAGCAAAAAAATAGCGTTAAGTAAAAGGGCTTTTGGAAGCAAAGCAATTGATAAATTTAAGGCTCCTAGAATCTCTCAAAAAACAGGTATTGTATTAACTAACTCTCAAGGAATAAGCTCTCCAGATCTTCTTGTTGGTAATGTTGTGTATTTATACAATGCTTTTAAACAGAAAACTGGTGTAGAGAAATTTTTAAATTCTGGATATAGTTTTAACGAAATAAAAGAGATTGTAGATTTTGTAAACGAAAACAAAGATGTAAAAAAATATGCCGATGGTCTAGTTGAGATATACAAAAGCTATCTACCTGATGTTAACAAAGCGCTTGAGGATAATGGTTATGAAGGAATAGCTAATGTAGATACAAAAACCAAAGAAGAGCTAGAAAAACAAATGGGTAAAAATTTTGCAGATAAATATTATAAAATATTAGAGTCAATATATGGAGGGATTTACAACATTCCTATAAAAGAGTCTTACTCTCCTATTTCTGTGTTAGGCACAGATGTTGAAATGATGCAAAAAGCAAGCATATTTAGCAAGGAATTTAACATTTCTGCGTTTGCTCCAAATTCTTTTGAAAGAAAGAAAGGAGGCTCTTTAAATATAAGGCATAGCGACTTAATGTTTGAACAGTATGTTTCTGGAATGACAAACATGGTTCACTCTATATCTTTATTGAGAAGCTTTAAAGCCATGCTTTCAGATAAAAATATTAGATTGATAAAAGACCAATACGGGTCAAGTTTTGCAAGTCAATTACAAAATTCAGTAAATGACGTAATTTACGGACAAAACAAATCTACAAGAAGCGATCAAAAAAATTATGGGATGTTCACCAAGTGGCTAAATAGATCAAATGCCAAAATTATGTTTTTAAATCCTGTTTCAGCACTTACTCAACCCATTTCTTTTATCAACTATGCGTTTGAAGATGTAAGTTCAAAAGATTATTTTAATAATTACATAAGTTATCTTTCTGGAGACCAAAGAATGATAGACGCTAAAAAAGAGTTTTTATCAGACCCATCTTACATAAGAAGGTTTAAGAAAAACTTATCTAGTATAGAAATTACAGAGTTAAAAAACTCTGAGTTTGGAGAGTTCACACCTTGGGAGAAATCAGGACTTCTGGTTGATCAAATTCTAGCAAAGGGATATATTTTAACAACCACAATGGATTCTTTAGCGATAGGACTTGGAGGAATCCCTTATTACGCAGCTAAAAGAGATGAATTGTTTTCTAAATACTCAAAAACAAATAGCAAAAAAGACGCATACGAAATGGCTAAAAAAGAAGCCTTAAAAAGAACGTACGAGGTAACAAATAGCAGTCAGCAATCTTCTAGTCAAAACAGACTTAGTGCAGATCAAAAAAATGCTGTTATTAGGTTTATTCTTTCATTTAACGGGGTTTCTATGCAATACAGCAGAAAAATTTACGAAGCTGCTTCTAACATAAAAAACAAAAGGGGGAACTTGTCCGACAATATATCTAATGTCGCTTACTTTGGACTTGTTCAAGCTATACTTTTCCAAACTATTAAGTTTCTTTTAAGCCTTATTGGGGATGATGATGAGGAAATAAAGAAAAAGAAGAAGCTTGGAAAGTTAATAAACAGAGGCGTAGATTCATCTTTAAAAGGGTTTGGAATGTTTCCTTTTGCTCTTTCTCAAGTAAAAAACATTCTTTTTGATCTTTATGAGTATTATCTTGCAAAAGAGAACCAGGAAAAAAGTAAATATGAAAAAACATATGTACTAAATCCTGATAAGGGAAAACTTGAAGTAACAATACTTCCTGAAAATGAATTTATGAGGGAGCTTAGTAATTTTTTAGATATAGAATACTCTAAAAAAACATACCAAGAGCCGCAGAATATAATTTATAATGCGCTAGAACAATTTTCTCCTCCTATTGGCGATAAAATACGAACAGCTAAATCAGCTATTTACGATTTAGGTGAAAAAGATTTAATTGGAGTCACTATTAATTTAACAGAATTTTTTACAAGTGCTCCAGTAAGTAGAATTGATAACGTAAGACTTTCTATTACAGAGGATTTAAGCAGATGGGAAAGGTTGGGTTTAATTACAAATCTAATTAAAAAATATAAAATAGACGAAAAAATAAAAGATAAAGAAAAATACGATAAAGAGCAAGAAAGGCTTAAAAAACTTTGGCAGAAACAAAACCCAGGGAAAAAGCTTCCTGAAGTAACCATTGAAAACAAAAATTAGTTATGACATACAAAATGAATGGACTTCCACAGCTAGGTGGAGGTGACGATAAAAAACCTAAAACTTTAGAATCAAAAGTTAACGACTTCTTAGGTAACCCAAAGAGAGCTGTCGCTGAGATAGAATCTAGGTATAGTTCAGATGAGGGGGGGAAGTTTGACAAAGGAAGGGATAGAGCTAGGCATATGACTACAGCTCAGTACACTACAGAGGGTATAAGAAATAAACTTGATATAATTCCATTCTCAAATTCCACTGTAAATAAATTAGTTAGTGTTGGGTTGTCAAATATTTTAGGTGCTGCACACGAAGCTAAGGCAGGATACGCAAGCATAAAAAAAGGTAAGCCAATTTATGACACTATAGTGGAGACTGCTGAGGACTTAACAAATAACTTTGCAGGGTCAATTGTTGGAGCTATGGACAGACCATCAAAGAAAAAGGTGGAGGTAATAGATAACTCTAAACTAAAAAGCGTACTTCCAGACGGAAGGTACAAAAAGAAAGGAGATAACACGTACAATAAAAACAAAAAGTAGCTATGAAACAACTAACTGAAAAGCAAAAGAAATTAGATGTAGACAATGACGGTATTATTGAGGCGTCAGACTTTAAGGCACTACGAGGAGGCCCTAAAATGAGCTCTAAGAGGTTTAAGGGTAACGGCATAAACGCTATATCAGCTGCGTGTAAAAGAGCCGCTAAGAGTAAGTTTAAGGTGTGGCCAAGTGCGTATGCATCTGGATGGGGAGTTCAGTGCACAAAGGCTGGAGGCCCAAGTAATTTTGGTGGTTCTAAAAAGAAAAAGTAATGGCAAAGACTAAAGGAGACTTAAATAGATGGTTCAAAGAAAAGTGGGTTGACATAAGAACCGGGAAGCCTTGTGGTAGATCTACAGGGGAGAAAAGAAAGGGATACCCTGCTTGCAGACCAAGCAAAAGAATATCTAAAGATACACCGACTACGGCTAGTGAACTAACTAAGGCTGAAAAAGAAAGCTTTAAGAGAAAGAAAACTTCCTCAAAGAACGTGGGGAAGATAAAGAAAGGGAGCAAAAAGAAATAGGCGTACCATACCTAAAGCTACCTATAATCAAAAACGCCAGTAATTAATTTTACTGGCGTTTTTTAGTTGTTAATCGTATAGCATTAATTTTTAGTGGATGTACTCCGCTACGGTCAATTATAGTAAAATTTAGAGAAAGATACTTATTTTAGGCAATATACTCAAATTATTACTACGATCTAGCCTTATTCATTAGTCTAATTTTAAGCCGGATTCGTTTAAGATCTGATATAACTGTTCACGAGATTTTTCATAGGCCTCGTAAGCTTCTTTGCTGTATTCATTGTCTGGCATGTATTTGCACTGAGCTCGCAACCATTGGTCAAGACTCCACATTGCCAGCTTCCATTTAGTACCGTTTACGGCATCCTCAAAGTTTGAGGGATCATCGTTCTCAAAGTCGTTTAGGTCAAATTCTAATATTGCTTTCATTTCTATTTTATTTTATTTCACAAGAGCCTCCTGCACAAGCAAGCTCTCCAGATAGGTTTGTATTGTCATCAACCTCTAAGATGTTAGATAGGTCTACATCCTTCAAGGCCTTCATCATCTCGTTATACTTAGCTTCATCTATATCCTCAAAGGGTGCTTGGGTGTAACTTCCTCCATCGTATGGCAATACAGATAGACCATTGTAGTGTTCTCTGTTGTCCCACATCCATTCTCCTGCCTTATCCCACTCATCTTCCTTCAAAGATACCGTAGCAGAAACATTGTGCGTGTTAGAGCCTCTTCTGTGTCCAGGTACAACCCACTCCATAGCAACCTTCTTAATTCTCTCAAGTAAGTCAAACGGAGATTCAGTTCTAAGTATTGCACCCTTTGGAGACTTCTGTGGTATCTCAATAACAGCAGTGTCGTGAGGTCTGAAGTACTCATCCTTAACAAGCTCAGGGTGGTTGTTAATCAGGTAGTTGTACATAGACTCATTCTTACCAACACGAATCCTTCTGATGTAGTAGTCGTTATGCCAAGCGTGTATACCTGAAGACGTCCCTAGTGCTAATGATGTTGTTCCAGCAGGCTTAACAGTTGTACACCTAGCGGCAGCGTTAATACCAATAGCCTTAGCAACCCTTGAGTTCTCCTTCTTAACAACCTCAGCAGCCTTAGTCATATCTAACTTAGATACAGCACCTGACCCTATGCCTGTCATAGACACACCAATCAATGCATCCTTCTCAGTTGTCTCCCTCCAAACACTTCTTAGGTAATGGAAGTCGGTGTAACCTGCTTGTAGTGTACCAATAAAAGCGGCAGCCTTAACTCTATCCTCGTAGTCTTCCTGAGACTCTAGGTCACTTGCGTTAACCTCACACAAGTTACAGAACTGAAATGGTCTTAGAGCAATCTCACAGCAAGGGTTAGTTCCCCAGTCCTTATCGTTGTTAAGGTATATTCCAGGTTCTCCTGCTCCAGATAGCTCAACCCTCTTCCACAAGTCCATAAAGAAACCCTTACTAATCTTATGTCTCATAAGTACGGCAGAGTTATTAGCCCTACCTCTCTGTGGGTTTTCTTCCCACCAAGAACCAGCCTTGCAAGAGATCATATCGTTATCGTCAGCAGAGAACAGACTAATAAGTGCAGCACGTCTAATACCACCAGCCAATACAGCATCAGCAATGTAGCAAATAACATCGTGAGCCTCAAGTGTAGTAAGCTTGTCGCCATCCTCTTTGGAGTCAAGCAATCCCTTTATCTTTACGATACACTCCTTAAGTGGCTGAGGACCTGGAGCCTTACCGCCAGAGGTAACGAGTTGTGCACCCTTTGGTCTAATGTCTGAGTAATCAAAGTCAATCTTAGAGCTTCTGTTCTCTCCCATGTAAGACTTCATTAAAACCTTAATAGCATCAGCCCACCCCTCAATGGAGTCACCAATTAAAAATCTCTTAACCCTCTTCTTGTACGGATGATTAACAGCAGGTAGACTTTCTATGTGATGTCTTTGAACAGAGTATCCAACACCAGTTCCCCCAAGTAAAAGAAACATAGTTTCATTAAAAGAATCAATAGAGTCAATAGGCAAATAAGCACAGTTGTAGACACGATTGGGTGAGATAGAAATAGACTTTCCACCAAATTGTAAAGACCGCATTGACGGTAAAACCTTTTTGTTGTAAACAAATTTATAAACCTCTTCAATTTCATCATTTAGTTGTGGGTATTTTTTAATGTGCATTAGTTTGTTACGAGTTACAAGTTCGTCCCAGCTCTCTCTTCTGTTTAGTTCTGGTATGTACTTGGCGTACTTCATGTACACCGTTATCTCACTTAAAATTTTGTTTGATATCTCCATTGTTATAGTCTGTTTAATATTTCTTTTAATTGTTCTGAAATTAATTGATCTTTGTTCCCCTTAATATCTTTTATAAGCATAAAGAAAGTAAAGGCTAATCCTGCTGTTGCGATAATTGAAACAATAGATAGGGCTATAAGTATATTAATCGCTAGTGTCATCTTCTTTTTCTTTTTTTAGGTTTTCTTTTAATTTTTCAAGGGCCTCATCGTAGTCAGGCATTAGCTTAATTGTTTCCAATGTACCTATAGATAGGTCTTTCATTTGAGACATATCATTCATTATGCCCTGCATAACGTTTGTTAAAGCCTTAATCTTTTTTTCTACTAGGTCTACCCTGCTTTGTTTTTGTCCTTTCATTTCTTTATTTATAAATTGATAATGATAATTCTAAAAATGGGAAATAAAGCACGTGAATCACATAGCTATCTTGGTCGTAGGATCTAAACCCCAACAGTATCCCGGGATAAATTCCTAACTCTACCCACCATAATTTTTTTTCTCCTTTCATGTTTTTACTATTTTATTTGGTTTTGAATTATTTCTTATAATTTTAATTAAACACTCTAAGTCACTTAATCCTTTAATAACAAAGGATGGAAAATCAAATATACTAACTTCCCAACCATATTTTACTGCTATTTCATTTTCATTTGTAATTAAACAAATATCACCAATATCCATTGTGTAATAATACCAATCTTTATCCGCCCCTGAAGACTCAACAGTTTCTTGTTGTATGTTAAATCCTAAACCCTTAATGTCTTGTTCTGTCATAACTTATAATGTTATACTCTATTTGTTTTTTAATTATGTCTTTAAAAAGAACCTTTCCTCTATGGGTTATGCTCCATTTAACCCACTTATCAAACTGCCTTTCAGCATATTTTCTGCGGGCTACTTCTTTCTGGAATCTAATATCAATTCTATTGTCTGATCGCATTCTTTCTGATTTTGTGGTTTATATAATGTAATACTAGGCTCCGTAATTGATAGCAGTGCCTTAAATAATTTATACCTAAGGGGAAAAGAGTCGTTAGCTCTACCCTTAGTCTCTATAATGAAGTCTTCTCCCTCAAAGTCTGGAGTGTACTTTATGCCAAGTATCTTTTTATTGCCTCGGTCTCTGTACTCTCCCTTTCCGTTAGCTTGTCTTTCGTAGGCCTCTTGGTTAAACTGAAATGATGGAAGGAGTTCAAAACTTCTGAGCTCGTACTCAAATTTTATCTTGGCTTTTTTGAGCGCTATGTACATATACTTCTCAAGGCCGGACGCAAACTTTACACCGTTGTACTCAACTTTTTTAGCCTGCACAGGACCTTTTTTTCTTTTAAGCTTTCTCTTCATTTTACATTAGGGGGTTCTAGTATAATTACTTGCTATTATTATTATATACATAACTTTCCATGTTTTTTTACAACTATATTTTCAAACCCAAGCTCCTCTTCAAGAGTATACAACAAGCTGTCTAGCGTGTAAAAACTATTAACTAACTCACCGTTAAGCGTGTACTCAATAGACTCTAGCCTACCATATGAAGCATAGTTGTGCTTTACTTCTATTATGTTTTCTTCTTCTTTTTTCATTGACTTAAAGTTTCATTGGTTCAAGTATCGGAAGCTCTCCATTGTTTAGTACCACAGAACAGGAGATAAATGGTTTCTGAAAGTTCTTTCCATATGCCATAGCGTATGAGTCCTTGTCTATACCACACCCAACCTGCATACCAAATATCTTGTGCTTCTGTCCAACAGAGTACTCTATGTATCCTTGCGTGTGTAAGTGACCCTGAACCATTGAGTGAAGCTCCTTCTTCATTCTAGTTCTAGCAGTACCACCCTCACCATGTATGTACATAACATCGTCTATTATAACAGACTCAACAAAGTTCCATTCGGGAGCCTCAAGAACCTCGTTATAGGTCTTAACCCACTTCTTTGGTACTCCACCACTAAACGCCTTACGACTAATGATTCTGTCGTGGTTACCTATTGTAACGTAAGCCTTAGGAAAAGCATTAACCCAACGTGCAAGCCTGCTTATGGCTAAATCCAACTCATCTCCCCCACCCATTCCATCTGGGTCCGCATCATGAAATGATGAGTAGCAATTGTCAATTACGTCACCAATAAATACAACCTTGTTGCACTCGTACTTATTGTAAACTTGTTTGCAATGATCAAAGTATTCGTCCAAACAAAAAGGCTCGTGTAGGTCACCTATAACAAGGACTCTATTGTCTCTTTCGTTGTCACTAAGGTGGGTATCACCCTTTGTCTTTGCCATCAACCTCTCTATGTATGTTCTAAGCAAGTTGACCTGTATTACGGAGGTGCTTCCAATTAGCTTTCTTGCTGCCTCTGTATAAGATATATTATTATGAATCTTATATAGACCAAATATTTGGTCATCTAAATAACTCCATTTACTCATATTATTTAATTTTAATTGTTTCTAAATATGTTTGCAGCCCTGCCAATGCCCTCCAGGCAACCTTTGCTAAGTGCAGTTGACCATCGTCATCAATAGCTTCGTCTTCGTGGTCAAGCAAGTGCCTAACCATAGCATCGTAGTGGTCGTTACTTTTGTCTCTATCCCAAAACATTTCCTTATCAGGATGGTGCTGTTTAGTTGCAGCATAAGAAGTTTTAGATACCTCTTTAATTGCATCAGGGAAATACTGTAAAACTCCTCTGTATACCGGTATATTCTTTCTAACCTCTCCTTCTACAAACGGGGGCTTTAGCTCTACCTTGTCTAAATCTAATTGATCCTTCCAGTCTCTCATTCTTTAAATGGTTTTGTTTATTGGATTTGTCACAAATATAATCTTTTTTTTGTGACAATTTAATTTATTTATATTTATTATAATAATACCTATAATACTCGTGTAGTTTTTCCCACACCATAACCTTGGTGTACACGTATGGGGACCTGTGTATCTTTCCATTAAGGTCTATCTCAATCCACCACTCGCCAATATCTTTTGCTAAAGGATAAACCTTGATGCTATTGTTTAAACACCACGCTGAAGCTATGTGATCAGAGGGTGTCACAAAGTAATTACCCATGTCCCAGGGACCTTTCTTTTTTATATTAGGCATTATTAATATTTATTATTCCCATGGCATTGGATCACCCTCTGCACTATCTGTAACATGAGGTATGTAGCATCCCGACTTAGGCTCCCACGTGAAGTGAGCCTCAGCTCCATTCTCTCCAAGGTTCTGGAACTTAACCTTAAGGACCTTTACCTTTACCGTCTTGGCTTCATAATCCCTATGAACTAACAATCCATGGTAACTCGCATCGTACCATTCACCACCACCTTTAATGTTATACATTGTAGGTTCTTCTGTCTTACCATCGCTACCCTTGTACATTTTAGTAGGGTGCGCAACAACAAACACAAGGACATCGTACTTCTTTGCAAATATTTCTATCTTGCTGAGGTACTCCATTGTGTAACGATTTACGTCTTCAGAACCTCCAATGTCTCTCACCTTGTTATATGGGTCAATCACAAGGCACTTAATACCCTTTCTCTTAACCAACTCAGCTCCTTTCTTAAGAACTGCGTCTAAAGTGTACCTCTCCATGTCTATGTGAAAGTAATTTGTGTTGCAGTGCTCGGCTATATTTTCCCATTTATCTGACCCAATGTCTTCCTTGTTCGGCATACCCTCCCAAGTTTTTCTCATTAACTTATGTGCGTGCAAATAAGTTGGTGCATTCTCAGGCGAAGCAAATGCAGTCTTCCATCCATATTTTTTATTGTATCCCACACACATTTGATCCACAAAGTCCGACTTCCCAGAAGAAGGTATACCAGTGACAGTGATAAACTGACCAGTGTAAGTTGAAAATATGTTGTCAAAATTTTCAAGGCCAACTTGAAATCCCTTCTTAAAACCATTGCGAACGAAATCTGTAATGTCGTCCTCAATATCCTTAAACGTAACAACGTTCTCAAGAGGTACTGGTGTAGCCTTGGATATTTTTTCTGAAAGTTTTTCTTTGCCATGCTTTATTAGGTATTCGTTTGCGTCCTTGCAGTCATCAAATGTAGCTATGTAGCAAACCTCAGAGCCTAACCTACGTATAAGCTCTGCTTGTAGTGCTTGCCCTGCTTCATCAGAGTCAACCGCTAGTATAATTTTATCCTTATCATCTAAGTAATCAATACAATTATCAAGATAGTCTAAGTTGTTTGTATTTAGTGTAGCACCATTAGGTACTGAGATAGCATTTGTTACACCAGCCTCATGAAGGGCAAGTACATCCATCTCACCCTCAACAATGACACAGTTGTCATGACCTACAACACTATTTATATTGTAGAATACTTTCTCTGCACCCTTGTATAATTTGAAGTTCTTTCTGCCATCACGGTACTTTACGTTTATGAGCTGTTCGCCCATGAAGTAATTAAATTGTATTGTGTTCTCGTTCTTGCTAGTCTGAGGCATATATTCTTTCCCCTCTCCAACTTTTAGGTCAACAAGGGTCTGTTTAGATATAGACCTTGACTCAAACCATTCAATGACCTTCGTGTCCTTCATTGCCTTACAGGATTCACCCTGTGGCCTTATGTATTCTTTTTGTGATGCACCCTTTCTTTTGTATGTATGTAGCTGAAAGGTGCTGTTGCAATTGTGGCAGGTTCCAAGACCTCTCATCCAATCGTAAGATGCACACTTTGCTTTCTTATTCTGAGGCTTTCTGTCAGCAGAACACAGGGGACAAATCCCCTGTGTTTTACCTTGTTCTAAGCCATACTTATTAAACTCATCAATTAAGAATCCGTTTATCTCTGTGTTCTCTATATCCATAGGTATGTGTTTAATTAATTAATCTGGGAGGGTTCCTGCGTAATCTTCCAAGCAATTTGGACATATGTCAGCGTACTCCCCTCCCCTTTCTGACATAAGAT